TTTCGGAACAAGACCTTATAAATCCAGATTCCCTTACAAAGCTGGGAAGAAAAAAGGTGGCTCTGTTAAAAAATTTAAACAAGGCTACAAAGCAAGAGAAGATGAATCTCTAGGAATGCGTACTGGAAAAGAATCCACTAAGAAACAATCTATGAAAGATCGTAGAGATGAGTCTTATGGCAAATGGGGTAAACGTCCAAACCAAAAAATTAATAAGTAGGAATTATGGCTAGTATAGTAGGAAAAGCATTAAGAGGTTTTGGAAGAGCTCTTAAAAGAGGTAAAAATCTTAGATCCAGTAAAACAGGTACTATCAAATTTAAACCTGGTGTGGGTGGTTTAAAAGAATCACGTAAGACATTTGAAGGTTTGCAAAAATCTTCAGCTGAAGGGGTTAGAAAATTTGGTAGACCCCATACAACTAAAGTTATTTCTGGAACAGGAGTTAAAAAAGGTTTCCCAGGTATCACTAAACAAGCAGGGGATCTTGAAAGATCAAGAAAAAAATTAGGTATAACAAAAGAACAATTATCAAAAGGTAAAAAATAATGGGAGATATTTCAATAAAAGGTCACAGTCCGATTTTAAGACAAGGTTTTGCCAAAGGTGGTAGAGCTGGGTTTAAACATGGTACAAAACCTGATTGGAAAAAAGGTAAGTTTGGTAAAAAAACTATAGCTGCGATGAAAAAACATGATTTTCCCGCAGGTGGACCACATCAAAGTTTAGAAGGAAAAAAAGCTGCTCTTCGACATGCAAGTATAAGAGCACATGAACACAAGCATGGAAGAGATAGTAAAGCTGAAGGCGGAAGAATAGGATTTAAAAAAGGTGGCTCTGACAAGAACTGGATTCAAAAAGCAACAGCATCAATTAAAAAAAGAGGCACTAAAGGCAAATGTACACCGATTACTAAAAAAGGTTGTACAGGACGTGCTAAAGCTCTAGCTAAGACTTTTAAAAAAATGGCTAAGAAAAGGAAGGCAGCATAATGGCAAACACTAGAAGAGAAAATAGACTAGAAGAACTGGGTCGAGTAGATGCTGAAAAAGCGTATACTAGCAAAGGCAAAAGAAATTTAAGAGACGAAAAACATAGAATTCGTAAAGAACTTAAAGATGGTGGTCGATTAGATAGTTTAAAGATGAACAAAAAAGGTCAACCTTTAACTAAACATATTAAAATGGCTAAAGGCGGTCACGTTAAATCTAGAGGTAAAGCTCTAAGAGGCGGAGGAGCAGAAATAAAATAATGGCTAAGAAAAAGAAAAAAAACAAAAAGAAGAAAAAAGCTAAAACTAAAAAACGTAAAAAGTAATGGCTACAAGAAATAAAACCAAGTTTAAAAACAACTGGTTTACTAAACTTAAAAAACCTAGTGGTGTAAGTGAGCCCTATAATGGCTCTTATATCTCTGGAAAATTAGGTGGAGTAAAAGTTGGAAATGAAAGTTTAAAAAAGTATTATAGTAAACTAATAAATGGATCTGGAAAATCTAGTATATAAACTACGTCGGGGTATTGAAAGACGCATCCAAGCTATGTCACTGTCCATCACGTCAGGTGGGGTTGACAACATGGAAACATATAAGTATATAATAGGACAGATAAACGCACTGGAATCAGTGCGACAGGAAATCTCTAACCTGCTAGATGAAAAGGAGCCTTATGACGCAAACAGAAACATCGTTGAAATCCCAAAAGGAAACTCAACAACCAAACCAAAAACCTAAAATTATTACACCTAACAAAGAATTAATCGGAGTAAAAAAATCCGAACCTAAAAAAGAAGTCACTAAAGATTCTACTAAATTACCACAACCTACGGGTTGGAGAATTATTGTTCTTCCATTCAAAATGGATGAGAAGACAAAAGGGGGAGTGCTAATGACAGAGAGTGCATTGGAGCGCCAACAAGTTGGCTCTCAATGTGGACTTGTTTTAGCAATGGGACCACAATGTTATAAGGATACTGAGAGATATCCTACTGGTCCATGGTGCAAGGTCAACGATTGGGTTGTCTTTGCTAGATACGCGGGATCGCGTATTCAAATCGAAGGTGGGGAGATTCGTCTTCTTAATGATGACGAAGTTTTGGCAACCGTGCAGAATCCAGAGGATATACTGCATGCATTTTAACATAGGAGGAAACTATGCCCACAGAGAATACTAATGAAAAACCATTAGAAAAAGAACAGAAGACCGTTCCTCTTGATACATCGGGGCCAGGAGCTGAAGTAATCGTTCCTGAAGAAAAAGATGAATCGGAAGTAGACACTAAAGAAAAAGAGTCTACTGTCACAATGACGGAACCCGAAACAACGGAACCAGAGACCAAGCAAGAAGAACCAGAAACCGTTAAGGAAATAAAAAAAGAACAAAAACAAGATGACTCTAAACTTGAAGAGTATAGTAGAGGAGTTCAATCAAGAATTTCTAAACTAACTCGAAAAATGCGTGAAGCAGAACGCCAAAGGGATTCTGCAACCGAATACGCAAGAGCTTTAGAAGGTCAGCGTCAGGAAGATCAGCGTAAATTTAGTAAGCTGGATACTGATTACTGGAAAAGATTTGAGACCAATGTCAAAACTGGAATGGAAGCGGCGCAACGAGAATTGGCCGGTGCTATTGAAAGTGGAGATGCGAAAGCTCAGGTCGAGGCAAACAAAAGAATTGCGACATTAGCGTTTGAGAATGCGAGAATGCAGCAACAAAAAGAAGGTAGAGAAGACGACGTCAAACTATCTGACGGTGGTAAATTACCAACACAGACTCCACAAGATTTACCTTATCAACAACCAGCGGATCCTCAGGCAGAATCTTGGGCATCTAAGAATAGATGGTTCGGTCAAGACCGAGCTATGACATTCACTGCGTTTGAAATCCACAAGGATTTGGTTGAAAAGGAAGGGTATGACCCTAAATCTAACGAGTACTATGAAGAAGTCGATAAAAGAATAAGAGTTGACTTTCCTCATAAATTTGGTAAAAGTGAAACTATACAAACGACTAGACCCGTTCAGTCGGTAGCTTCTGCAAACAGAAGTGTAAAACCTGGTCGCAAAACTGTGAAACTCACACCTTCACAAGTCGCTATCGCGAAAAAATTAGGTGTGCCACTCGAAGACTACGCAAAACAATTAAAACTCACGAAGGAGGTATAGCGTATGAACAAAGAAACTAAGACAACTACTTCTCGTGCGAACCAAACACGGTCAAAAACTGAAAGACCAAAAGTGTGGGTTCCTCCATCTTCTCTAGATGCACCCCCTGCGCCTGATGGATTCAGGTACAGATGGATCAGAGCAGAATCTCTTGGATTCGACGATTCTAAGAATATTCAAGGCAGATTAAGATCTGGCTATGAATTAGTTAGAGCCGAAGAAGTCGAGAACTCTTCTGATTACCCAGTTTTAGAAACTGGAAAATACAAGGGGGTAATTGGGGTTGGTGGCCTTTTGCTTGCAAAGGTACCTGAAGAGATCGCAGAAGCTCGTACCGCGTACATTAAAAAACGTACAGAGGGTATGAACGAAGCAGTAGACAACGATCTAATGAGGGAGCAGCATAAGAGTATGCCGATCAATATTGATCGACAATCTCGTGTAACCTTCGGTGGTACAAAGAAAAGTTAATTTTCTCGGGATAACAACCAATTCCCTACTATCGAATAAATTAACCGTTCATAGGTAAAACTATGAACATTTAGGAGACGACAACTATGGCAAACCTACAAACAACTGGATATGGTTTTAGAGCTATTGAAGTGCTTGGTAATACACCGGCAACTCAAGGGCAATCTAAATACCCTATTAAGTCTGGTTTAGGCGTGCGAATTCTTAAGAACGAACCGGTTGGACCTCAACATACAGATGGCGATGATAGCTACTTTCAAAGTTTAGCTCCCGCTACTATGGATGATGGAAAAACTGGTGGAGCTGGCTGGGATGCTGATGCTTTGACTCCGTATCTTTGTGCTGGAGTTTCCAACGGCGTATTTTACGTTGATGGAACTAGCAAAAAGCCTACGTGGGCAAATTCAGTAGCAGCAAGTCAGACATTCGCAACTAACCCAAATACAGGTAACAGCGATGGAGTCGTATTCGTTAATGATAACCCTTTTCAAGAGTACATGATAAGATCGGATGCAACGTTTACAAACATTGCAACGTTCACATCTGACACTTTAGTAGTAAGAATGAATCAAAATAATGGTTCTTCTGGCTATGAAGGTCAGTCTCAAGCTACTCTGAATTATTCAACAACAACAAACAATGGCTATCTATGGCTTATGGTCCGTTCTGGAGAAGTTCCAGATCAGGAAGATGTAGCTGCAGCTGGTTGTGATGTCGTTGTTGTAATGAGTCAATTGGGTAATCAATTTGTCTCAACAGGCATATAAGGAGCATAAAACATGGCAATATCACGAGCGCAGTTAGTTAAAGAGCTTGAACCAGGTTTGAATGCCTTATTCGGACTGGAGTACAAGCGATACGAAAACCAACACGCTGAAATCTACAACGTAGAATCTTCTGACAGAGCTTTCGAAGAGGAAGTTATGTTATCAGGATTCGGAAACGCACAAGTAAAAGGCGAAGGTCAAGGCATCGCATTTGATGATGCACAAGAAACCTTCACAGCTCGTTACACTCATGAGACAGTAGCTCTAGCATTTGCTATCACTGAAGAAGCTATCGAAGATAACCTCTACGATAGACTTGCTTCTAGATACACAAAAGCTTTGGCGAGATCCATGGCGAACGCTAAACAAGTTAAAGCAGCTTCCCCGTTAATCAACGGTCTTCCTTCAACGGATACTTTTGATTCTGGTGATGGTGTTTCTTTGTTTAACACGTCGCACACTACATTAAGTGGCTCATTTGCGAACACATTATCAACGCAAGCTGACTTAAATGAAACTTCATTAGAACAATCTCTAATTGATATTGGAGAAATGACTGATGAACGTGGACTTTTAATTGCAGCTAAAGGCGTTAAAATGATTGTTCCACCTGAAAACCAATTTAATGCAGAGAGATTGATGAAATCTCAAGGTAGAACTGGAACAGCTGACAATGATATCAATGCAGTAAACAGCATGGGAATGATTCCTCAAGGATACAGAGTGAATAATTACCTAACTGATGCTGATTCTTGGTACATTATTACTGACGTTCCTAACGGCATGAAAATGTTCGTTAGATCTCCATTGAATACAGCAATGGAAGGCGATTTCGATACTGGAAACGTTAGATACAAAGCTAGAGAAAGATACTCATTTGGAGTATCTGACCCTAGAGGTATCTTTGGCGTTGAAGGTGCGTAATTAAGTAATTAAGATTTGAGGCCGCCTTAAAACGGCCTCATTTCGACTATAAAGTAAGAAATTAGACTCATGAAAAACTTCAGGATTCAAATTAGATATTGTGGCTACTACGCTGACTTTAATATCAGTTGTAAGGATACAGCTATAGATATAGAAAATTCTATCCTTGACAAATTGGGAAAAAATGAGGTAATGTTTGAATCTGATGGATTTACTAGTAAAACTGGTAAATGGATAACCTATGAGGAGGTTAATCATGATCGAGGACCTGTACAAACAAAAGAAGTCCTTGGAGTTAAGTTGGGAGCAAGAGTATAACGAATCAGGAAAATATACTCTTAATATGGTCGAAATTGATGAGAAGGTAAAAAGTATCATCACTCAGATCAAATTAGAAGAAGCTCGATTAGACGATCTTAAAATTAAGATTGCTAATTCAAGGCCTGAAGTGTCCGTAGCCACTTAGATAAAAACTACATATTCGAAATTTATTTCCGACTACAGTATCGCTTGCGCTCTATTCAAAAGTGCGTTATATCTAAAATACTATACAATTATTAATTTGGTGTAGACGAGTATAGTCGACGGCCTAAAGACTACATCATATAAATTAGGAGGATTATAATCATGGCAAACACTACGTTTAATGGTCCAGTACGATCGGAAAAAGGATTTGTACAGGTCAATAAAAACACTTCGACAGGAGCATACACTTCAAGAGTTTTGGGATTAAAACCAGATCTTACAAGTTTAACTGCTTCTGCGGTATCGACATCATCTACATTAACATATGCAGCTGATACGATTACTATTAACAACTACACAGGAGCTGCTACTCAAGCGGTAACATTACCAGCGGCAACAGTAGGAACTGTAGTAGTTCATCTTCAATCAGACGACACAGCAGGTGGAACAGCTGTTCTTACCTTTACATGTGCGGGCAGTGATGTTTACAGAACTGGTTCAAAAATTGAAACTACTTCTGGGGATATCATAGGGATGGATACATCTGCAGCAAGTGAAACGATATTAACGTTTACACCAGAAAATGCAGCAACAAACAGATTAACATTTGGTTGTTCCTTGTATTTCACATGCTATACAAAAGGTATTTGGGACTTTGCTTATAACCTAAGTACTGATGTAGCAGCGAATTCTGGTACATTTGTTTGGAGTTAATAGGTAAATAATATTTGTGAGCTCCTTCGGGGGCTCACAGAATAAGGAAAAAATATGGCAATAGGAAATGTAAGACAAACTATAGCGCTCACAGCAGATGGCCAAATGCAAAAATATGCAAGTGGTTCAGCAGTTAATATTACAAAAGCTAGAATCATGGCAGTACAGGCTCAAGCAACTGCAGCAGGAGGAAGTGTCAAAATTTATAATGAAGCTTCCAGTGACAAAACTGCTTCTGCATTAGTATTTGAAGCTCAATGGGGAACTGCAGATAATTCTGATTTTTCTGTGAAAATTCCAGGAGATGGTATTTATTGTGATGCTGGAATGTATGCTGATCTAACTAACTGTGATTTTTTAGTAGTTACTGGCGCATTTACGTAAGAGGTAGCTAATGGCGAATACTACTTCAGGTACGACTACTTTTGATAAGACGTACGCGATCGATGATATTATCGTGGATGCCTATGAACGAATTGGTTTAATAGGTAGTTCTGGTAATCAGATTCGTTCGGCTCGTAGATCATTAAATATTTTATTTCAAGAATGGGGCAATAGAGGACTCCACTACTGGGAAGTGGGTTCAACTAATGTGACGTTAACTGAAGGTGCCTCTACATATACTTTTTATCGTTCTACAGGAGATGGCACAAGTTCTGCTTGTGTTACTGATGCTAATGTAGCAGATACATCAATTTATGGATTTGCTGATATTGAGCAATGCTCTTTTCGTCAATACAATAATAGTAGTGGTGGAACTCAGGCTGATACTACGATGACTAAAATTGATAGATCAACGTATGCTGGCTATGGGGACAAAAAAACAAAAAGCACCCCTTCTAATTTTTGGGTTCAAAGATTCATTGATAAAGTTACATTAACTATTTACCCAACTGCAAACGCATCAGCAGCGGGCTCAACTAACAAATTAAAAATTTTTTATACTAAACGAATTGAAGATGCAGGCGTCTTTACGAATGCAACTAATATACCTTATCGTTTTGTTCCTTGTATGACAGCAGGGTTAGCTTTTTACTTAAGTCAAAAGTTTGCTCCACAACGTTCACAAGAAATGAAACTCTTTTACGAAGATGAATTAGCACGAGCTTTAGCGGAGGATGGATCACCGTCTAGTACTTACATAACACCTAAGACGTATTATCCAGCAATGACATAATGGCTAGTATATTTGGAATAGCAAAAAAAGGATTAGG